CTGCTTCCTCGGTCGTTTCTGTGGGAGTCTCCTCTTTGGGTTGTTCCACTTCCTCGGCTTTAGGTGCAGGAGTTTCGTCGGTAGGCTTCTCATCAGCAGGATTATCGTCATCCTTTGGGGTTTCGTCCTCTTGCTTCTCGCCTTCGACAACTGGCGTCTCATTCTTCTTCTCATCTTCAGGATTCTTTTCGCCATCAGGGTTAGGGTTCTCATTGCCATCATGGATATTGTCTGTTTCTTCCTCGGCTTCCTGTGCTGCAAGGAATTCACGGCGATTGCGAACAATCTCGTCGTGCGTAACAACATCCAGCAAATCGAACAGAATATCCTCAGCGTTCTTGCTTGGAGCAAGACCGTAGCGAATAAGGTTGCTGTTGCCTGGAGACTTCTCTCTCAAGAGCGCAAGGTCGGCCTCGACAGCCGAGGGGCTTGACAACTGGCGAAAATGGTTGAGTTTCTCTTTTACACTATACATATCGATTGATGTTTTTATCAGGCTGATCTTGGCTGGTCAGAATTACTCTGGCCAGCCGACCAAGTAAGACCAGCCTGATATTGTTTATACTTCAGTACGAGACACCTCGATTAAGGTCGTGGTATCAAGGATGCGCAGGGTAAGGGTTGCACCTTCCTTCGCCGTCCATGTAGCACCATTCTCTAATACGAAGGTAGTGCCGTCGGTAACGGTAGCTGGCTTATCAGTTCCTGCGCCAACAAGGGTAATGTAGCGACCCTTATCGGCGGCAGTAAGACCTGAAACAGTGGCGATAACCGCTGCCGAGCCTGTGCCGTTGGCAATCTTATAGGTGTTGGAAGATGCCGTGATGGCAATCTCAGTAGCACCAGCCGACACCTCCGTCGATGCGTTCATAGCAGGGTTGCCTGTGTAAATCAGCGGTAAGTCTACCGATGAACGCTTGAAGGTAAAGGTGGTGTAACGGCCGTCCTTATCGTCCTTAGTCTCTGTGTTCGAGAGGATGATAGGGCGTTCCAACTCTCCGATGATATACCATTCCTTCGACTTGATGTGCTTGAAGAAGATAATAAACTTGCCACCACCATACTCCTCGATGAAGTTGTAGAGCGGAACTCGTGCGCCACCCATGATGATAACAAACTGGTTTTCGCCTGTGGTAGTGATGTCACCCTTCTCGGTTGTTCCTGTGAATGTAGGAATGTCGTGTGCCTCGAAGTAGTGCGGTATCTCTCCCTTCTTCAATGGAATTGGTGCAACCTCACGCTGTGCGTTTGGTTGTGGGAACTCCTTGGTGCGGTCGATCTGGTCGAGGGCAACAAGATAGACGATGTAAGAGATGTCGCTACCGTGGGTATCACGGTCGGATACATCGTCGATATGACCAAGCATGGCCATGGAAGCTAACGAGAGACCGGAACCTGCTGCTGCACCAATCGAATGGTCCACCAAGGCACCCAGTAGCATGACCACGCCGAAGACCGCAAACATGACCATGAACATATTGCGAGCCTGACGATTGGCGTAGTTAAGTCCCTTCAAAGGATTGTACGCACGATAATGTTTTTGAATGTTTGGCTTTTTCATTTTTCTTTTGTTTTTGCAGGGAGCTGCCCTAAAGCAGACTCCCTACGTTCAACTATCATTTAACTAACAACTAAAAAATGGCCGAGGTTTATCGTCCGCCAGGAACATTAGGCTGCAACTCCTTGTTGATGGTGCGCTTGCCACCTACGCAACGCTCCAGCTCACGGAAGTTGCCATCGTTGCCGATGATAACCATAATGTAGTCGCCTACCTTCGAAGCCGTGAAGGCATCCGAGATATTGGCAAACTTACCAGACTTAGCAATCTTTGGAAGATGCTCTGCCACACCAGCCTCGATACAGTAGGCTACACCATTCTTGGCATTGACGATGTCGGTAATGGTATCGGCGGTGGTGGTTGCACCTGTAATCTGCCAAAAGCCATCATTGCCGTCCACCTTATCCTTAATGGTTGCAGCGAAGAGGTTGATGAAAATCTGCTGCCATTCGTAGGCGTTCTTATCCATAGCATCACGGCTATCGAAGCGACGACCTGTGAATGAAGCCGAGCAACCTTCCTTCCAAGTACTCCAAGCGCGCACCTGCTCCATCTGCTCCTGCATCTTCATTGCGAGCATCTCTCCAGGAATGTACTCCAAGAACTGGAGGTTACCGGGCTGATGCAACATCATAAATGGGAGCTGACCGAGGTAAGGCAACCAAATGATGTGCGTGGTAGTGTCGGGCACTACGTTGAGCGCACCCATCGGACCCGTGAAGTCGGTATCCTTACCATAGGTAGTGCGGACATTCTTAATCCACCAGCCCTGATGGTTCTTGTTGAGGTAGATAACGTGCTGGTCGATATCCATATCCTCGGTAACGGTGCTGCGGACATCGGCAAGGAACTCCTGAACGGCAGCCAGCATCGTTGCCTGTGTATAGCTGCGGTAGTCCTCGTCCACGTGTGGCTTGATGTCGTACTGATGCACATAGCGCAACAAGGTATAGAGGATACCTGTTCCTGCATTCAGATAAGAACCAGCTACGCCAGCCTCGGGCTTCACATAGATACCACGCATACGGCGTTTGTTCTGCTCTACCTGTGCAGTAGTGAGGGTGTTGAGCAACTGATACTCAATCATCGTCCACTTGATAGGGTCAGAGCCTTCCTTGTTGAGATAACCGATGTACTTGCGTTCCAACTCCTTCATTGGTCCCCATTCCATCTTGATCATAGCATCATCAACGTAGCCCATGTGGTTCTCGATCTTCATACCACCCTTGAAGACTTCACCGGTCTGATAAGCCTGTGAAACCTCGTCGAAGAAGGCATTGAAAACAAGACCTCTATCCTGATAGCCATAGGCCACTGGGAAGTACTGGGTCATATCACGGAGCTGGAGCACACGAGCGATGAGTGCGTCCTGTCGAAGAACAATGAACTGATCGCCGACACCTGCTTTGTCTACACCCTCATAGTTGGTGGCATACTTACCAGCTGCAAGGGCAGGAGCATCGAGCAACTTATTCTCCTGAAGATACTGGTAACGAGCCTTGAGCGACTTAGCAAAGCCATAGGCAGCCTTGTAGAAGGCAACACCATCCACCTGCTCGTCTACTTCAGGCAAGGCTGCTGCTGCACGAGGATTAGCTGCAATCTGATTCCAGCGGTCTTTCATCGAGAACATCGGGTGCTCCACACCGAAGAGATACTTTGGCGTGTTTCCAAAACCATTGATGCTAACAGGAGAAACCGTAATGGTCTGTGCTGGTTTGTCCTCTTCAGGCTTCTTTGCAAGTGCCTGGAAGTCGGCACGCATACCATTGAGCGACTCAAGAATACCCTCAAGAGTGGCATTGCTTTGTGGCTGCTCATCTTCTGGATTCTCGTTCTCCTTAGACGCAGGGTCTACACCTTTAATAACTGACTGAATGGTGTTGAGCATCTGCTGGAACTCGGCAGCCTGCTTGGCGGTCTGCTTGGCTGCCTGTTCCGCAGCAAGGTCATCATTCAGCGTGGTCTGATACTTCTTCTGGTATTCAGCCACAATAGAATTGAACTCCTCTTGAGAAAGAGTCTTGTCCTCGAACTTCTTGCCGAGCTGCAATAAGTCAAGAACGCTTTTCAACTTTTCTTTGAAATTCATAATAAACTAAAAACTAAAAAATTAAATATTATATATGGCAGTCTTCAAATTATTGGCATTGGTATATTCACTTCCCATTGTCATTGCTTCTGCTACAGCTTGCGCCATAGTTCTGCTACCATCGGTAAGACCTATCTCCACAGCTTGTGGCGTGTAGAAAGTCTCGCCACGAAGTACTGGGGCATCTTCAGGCAGCTCTGCCAGCAACTTACGTTGTCCCCTTACCTCTGCGAGGAACTGAGCATTGAGAGGGTTGAGTATATTCTGTACAAATGCTTCATCGTTCCCGTGACGGAGGTCATCGAAGGTCTTATTCTTGAGGTCAGAGTTGGTAGCCTTGGCTTCCACCTTCTTGATACCGAGTTTGGCAAAGTAATCCTCGAAGTCATAGAAACTGCACATTGTGCCGATGCAACCTACATAATCGTTCTCGGTAAGTGCATAGATACGGTTACCATGACAGCCGATGTAGTATCCAGCCGAGCAGCACATCTGTTCGTAGAATGTGAGGATTGGTTTTTGACAGTTGCGAAGTGTTTCGCTCAGACGGTCAAGATACCAGGCTTCTCCACCAGGGGAATTGATGTGGAGGAAGTGGCAAGAAATCTGTGGGTTGGCTTCAGCTGCGATAAGGTCAGCTTCGAGCTGCTTGGAAGAAAACCACCAATAACTCTCTGCCATCACTGTGCCGAACACACGATGATAGGCAATAGAGTTATCGGGAAGTTGCTCATCATCAAACTCGTCTGTGAGTGTTGCTGCGGACCCCTCTTCCTGTGCAAGCACCTTGATAAGTTCCTGAAGAGCTATGTGGGTTTCAAACTGATACCAAGTGTGGTCTTTCAAGTAGGACTCCAACTCAGCCTTAGAAAATCCAAGAGCAGACTTAGGCCCAGCTTTATCGTCAATTTTTCCATGCAAAGGGAATACGGATAGCATGGCTTGACGGAAGCCATCTACAGTAATCCATAGAGGCTTACCTGATACAAGTAAGTTCTGTAATTCGTTCATCAAATTATTTTTGATGCGAATGTACTATATAATAAGGTGTAGGCAAAAGACCTACAAAAGAGGGTCTGTAAGCATTTTGCACTTGATTGTAAGGTTGGCAGAGGTAAGATTTGAGGAAATCTGAACTCGTGCAGGAATATCGGGAGTACCAATTGAATGCGCTTTCCTGTCTGAAGTCTTGATTGTAACAATAGCACTTCGTTCAACAGAGAACATTCTTCGAACCTCCTCGTCGGGGAGGTCTACCACTAAGGTCTTATCACAATTCCAATAATTACCGGCATCATTGTCAGTAAATTGTGGTATGTAAGAGAAAGTGTCTGCGACAAAATCATACACATTTTTCTTTCCGTGTTTATCCGGATTAACAAGACGCACTTGAACGGTATTTAAGAACTCTAACATAGTCTGCAATATTTGAATGACAAAAACAATAGTTCGGTCTGTATTAAAAAACTTTAATTGGATGCAACTTTTTGGTACTTGCGCACCTTCTTAGGTCGGAGACGATTGCGGAAGCGATAATAATTCTTCAAGAGCGCATCTGAGGAGATAGACTTTAACTGATAGGTGTGAATGAAATCGTAGATGACATCAAGGTTCCTTCGCTGCCGTCCGAACTCCTCGTTCTCCAACAGAACACGATGCAGCTCAAAATTGAACATTCGTCGGATTTGAGTTTCAATCTCTTTTGTAGCAGCCACAGAGAGGTAGTTGTAATAGGCAGGGTCTTTCCAAGGGCTGCATACTGATCCTGCCTTTCGGAGTGGTAGATGAATGCGGAGGTTGCCGTCTACGACATTGGGCTGGTTGGTGCGCTGCTTGGTCATATGCTCCCAAACGCAGAAGTATAAGTCTGTGCTACATGGTATCTTGATGCCACCAGTGGTAGCATCCTTCCCATATTTTGCAGAGATGTATTCTGCGAGGTACTGTTCTATCCGAATAGACACCACACGTTTTTGAACCCATTTTTTTCTCTCCATACTCATTTTTAGTTTTTTGCGTTCCTATCGTCCTACATTCCTACAATTTAAATTTTAATAATGCAAAGATACTGATAATCAACGATATAATAAAATTTAATCACTCAAATGTTATATTATACCACTCAAAAATATCATCCTACAAACCTACAAAAAGGGATATTTTGTAGGATGATGAAATCGAAACGGAGAAAAACGGTAAAAAACCTATTTCCTACATCGTCCTACAAACCTACAAACAAAATCAACTTTACATACATACTAATAATAACACATAACTATTTGATTTATAAAGATATATATAAGATTATAGGTTTGAAAATAATTTGATTTGTAGGATTGTAGGATTGTAGGACGGTGTTTTTCTGAAAATTATTTTTCAAAACTCGTGTTTTCCTTGCTTTTTTGAAATTTTAGGGGGTACGGGGGAATTTGCGCCGATTTCGTGAGGTGTAGAAATGAAATAAGCCGTACCTATTCATCCGAACTGGCACGGCTCAATTGAGGAAAATTATAGCCTATTTTTGGCTAAAAATAATATGGTTTTTCTTTGGTAATATCGGCTTTTTTTAGTACCTTTACATAGTTAAATTGGGGGATTACATACTTGTTTAAGTATATTTATCAACCCCATTTTAATATGTTAGAATGGTCTATCATCACCGTCTGAAGGAGGAAAAGGGAGGTCTTGTGTGGTTGGTGTATGTGTATTTGTCCGCACATTCTCTTCTTTCTTTACTTCGGGTTCAGGTTCGGGCGCAAATGTACGCCTGAAATCAATACTATATAATTCTCTGAACTTGTCATAGTTAATGATGATGGCACTTGTAGATGTACTCTTCGGCTTCATCACCTTAACCATTGTCTCCTGATCATCAGCCCTTGCTATCTCAATACTTTCCTCCCATGTGAATCGGCGTGAGGGGACAGTGCCGATGTATGAGGGGTGGCTGCGTAGGTTCTGCTCGATGGTAGACAGCGTGCTGCCCTCACTATTATATCCGCTGCGGTCGAAGATGCTGAATACCGAACTGAGACGGATGAACATGATGTTCGTATCAGGCTCAAATGTAAATGTATGCTGGTCGCCTCGGGAATCCTTGCCAGTAACCTTCTTTGGCTGCTCGATGAGGAACTCACGACCCTCGATGACTTGCTTCGTGTCGATCATATTGTTGACGGCCGTGAAGAACATAGCCAACTTATCCGTGCTACGGATGAGGGAGAGCTGGAATCTGATTTTCTCCTGCGCAATCTTGAAGAACTCTGCGTATGTAAACGGAAGATGAAGGCTGGAATATTGCTCTATCAATTTCACCGTGCCGAGGAACAGCGAAGCAGTCTTCATTAAACGATCCATTTCGCCCGAGTTGATAACATCTTGCTTTAATTCATTGTACGCCTCTTGCTTGAGTTGTCGAAAATGATCCATAAACATTGGGCGAAGCTCCAATATCTGAAGCAGCACATTTGAAAGCCCGACCTTATTGGGGTCTTCAATGGTCTTCAACTCCTCGAAGATACGAACTTCCTCCTGTGTTCTATTGCGAGGCTTGGGGACTTCGCATACAATAACACGGCTCATCAAAGCATTGTCATCACGCTGTGGGGTCTCCTGTCCGCAGATAACAACGGGGGCAAACACTTTGTCGTTTTCTATTTCCCTTCCTGATGTACCCTTACGCTTCTGCTTTCCATCACCGTCATATACGATACCTTTCAATGCCTGAAACTTATTATCGCTGATGTCCTTGTTGTTGTATTCGTCAAGCACTACCGGGACATCCTTGAACATACCCATAATGGTGGCCATGGCAGCATCTGTACCTGTATTCAGGTTGAAGATAGGAATATTGGGGGAAATGAAGAGGGAGCGAATGGATATGGCAATCTGTGTCTTACCTGAAGACATCGGACCCATAAAGAACGGCGCGGTGAACAATCGGTCGATGCAGTGGATGTTGCTTCGAAAGGCGCACATAATGGCGAAGATAAGTGCCCACTTTCCATTATCGTTGATTTTATAGACCTGGTCCATCAACAATGCCCATTTCTCGAAGGTTACCCTTTTCTCCGCAGGAACTTCCTTATATACCAGTTGGCTGATAAGCTCGTACTTATCCGATTGCTTTCCACTGCCAGCATATATCGTTGAGAATGCTGGCAGATAGTAGTTGTTCTTGTTGTGTGTGACAACTCCCAGTTCATTGACTGGCTCAAACTGCCATTTCCCCTCTACGTTGTGGAATATACCGTTGGCGAATGCGAAGAATTGTTCGTCTGCCTTACGGCTCATACCCTCGCCCTGCTGATTGCCGTATGTCTTGACCTCTGAACACATCACGAAATGTCGGCTCATATATGTCTTGATGGCTTTCCATTGCCATTCCTCGCCATTGAAGTTCACGGCTTCGTAATTGATAAGCACTTCCTCTATCGATGACATCTTCAGCATTGCCTTGGAAGGTATCTCTATGTAAATGGGGGTGTCATAAAAGCGACGGTTGATACGAAGCACACGCTTGTTTTGCTCGAAGTCATCAGAAAAAATGTGAAGCAGTGGAGTCATAAAGAAGTCGGCTACCTGTGTCATTCCATTGCCGTTTTTATTCCGGAACATATAGCAAACAGGCTCGCTTTTCTTATTTAGGCGAGGGTAGTAGCCACATTCTTTCCACATCTTTCGGTAGTCCTCATTCTCCATCACATAATCAGGAGGCTCGTTTACATCGAACTCCTCATCGTCAAGGTTATCCGCTTGCATACTCACCTTCATCGCAGCCTTGCGCTTGGAAACGAAAGGCTTTCTCAGTTCATCAAACTGTCCCTTGGTGAGTTTCAGGTTTGAACAGTAGTGATTGCGGTTTACCGTGATTACTGTATCCTCGGCATAAGATGTGAGTTCAATACACCGAGAGACGAGGGGGACTTTATCTCCTTGGAAAGTTTCTAAGAACCTGCCATGCAGTCCGATGTAATAATCAACGAACGCCCCCGTGGAGTCGTTGTAGGTCATCTGAATATTGATACCTGAACGAAACATCTCGGCAAGCGTGCTTAAATAGTCGCTCTCCTCGCCGTCTGCATTAATGCTACAGCCAGTCTCTGACGATGCGAAATAGCAATAGACACGGCGTAGCTCCTGAATATCGTTGCTGGATGGGCGACCAGCTACATAGACGATAGGTTCTTCGCCATAACCGTCAAGAAATTCCTGCATAACCGAGGTAAGAATACCAGGGCGGTCGCTTTCAATGTTCTCCTTGAGCGCATCAATACCAAAGATACCCGACTGCGTCTTGGTTTGAGGCAATGCCTTCTTAACCTTGGTACGTAAGCCTCTGACCTTATCATCGATGATGCCAATCTTGCTCTTGAAATCGACTGCAATGGACTTGATATACTCTAATCTCAGAGCTGCGTCCTGAACGCAAGCAACAAGCGAACATATCGTATTAAGGCAGTCGGCAATAACTGTCTCGTCCTTGCAGCTGTGAGGTATCATCATTCTTTTAAGAGCCTTTGGGAAAGGTTCCGTCAGTTCCTTGAGCTTATCTTGCGTCGCCTCTCCATTGGCTGTGGCAAATTCGTCGGGGTCGGTTCCTTTCGGGAGACGAATACATTTGACCTTTGCCCCAGCTTTCAACAGCAACTCGCAGTTCTTCAGCGATGCCTTGACACCTGCTGCATCTGCGTCATAGACCATGACGATAGAGTCCGTGAAGCGAAGAAGTAGCTTTATCTGGTCATCTGTAAATGCAGTTCCACTTCCACCGATTACGTGCTCCACGCCAACCTTATGAAGGGACATAACATCGAACTGGCCTTCTACAAGATAAGCGTAGCCTTTTTTGCCGATGGCCTTTCTTGCCTGGTAAAGACCAAAAATGTGCTTACCTTTTGTAAAGAGGGGTGTTTCCCCCGTGTTCACGTACTTACCAACACCCTCCCTTGGTGTAATGATACGTCCTGAAAAACCGATAATATGTCCCTGCATATCATAGAAAGGGAACATTACACGGTCTCTGAATCGGTCGTAGAACCTACCTTCAGTAGAACCGACAACATCGACTTCCTTTAATCGGTCGAGTGAATAACCAGCTGTGGTAAGCGTGTTCATTGCGACATTGCCTACAGGGGCATATCCTACACCGAAGTCGGACAATGCTTTGTCATCTAATTTGTACCCACGGTTATTCAAAAAACTCTCGGCTTGAGATAGATTCTTTTGGAAGAACTTGGCTGCTGCCTCGATAGCAATCCGCTGTGCTTCCTTTTGTTTATACTTGGCTTCTTCTTCAGGACTCATTTCCTTCTGTGGAAACTCCAATCCAGCTAAGGTTGCGCACCATCGCAGAGCTTCGATGAAACTTAAATTAAGATGGTGTTGGACGAATGCGATAACATCACCGCTCGCTCCGCACACAAAGCAATGGTAAGTTTGCCTTGAAGGGCTTACCACCATAGACGGTGTATGATCATCATGGAACGGACAGACTCCTTTATAGTTCACACCAGCTTTATGCAAGTGTGTAAAGGACTCGACCACATTCACGATGTTCAAAGCCGATTTTACCTTTTCAATAAATAACTTATCTACCATATTATTTTTCCTCAAATAATTCTAACTGGCGTGATTCAAACGCTTCCTGAATGGTTATACCCAAGTACTCCGCCACTGCGGTGTATTCCTTTCCCGTGATGGACTTCCTTCCATAGTACAAGTCCCACCAACGGCGTTGCCCTATGCCAGTTTCTTTATAAAAAGCCCTTGTAGGGGTAAATTCTTCGGGATGCCTGAACTTCAACTTCAGCATCTCCATCAATAAATTGCGTTTAACCAATGGGCCAGGAGTCATTCTCCTGCGCAGAACAAAAAGTCTGACGGACATCGGGCTGCGACCAAGGTAGGCAGCCATATCCTCAAACGAGACCTTGCCAAGGCTTTGCTGAATATAATCAGTCTCTTGTGCGGTCCACCGTTTATTCTTTCCATTACTTTTCATGCTTCATTATACTATTGAATTCCCTGTCAAATTTCCAAATTCGTAGCCGGTCAGCTTTGTCTACATGACCAAAATTGCACTGAATGTAGGCTTGTAATGCAGCGCGGAGCAGTTTAAGCTCTTTGTTCGTGAGTTCTTGTATGGAGTAATTTCCCCAACCATCTTTGTCAATGAACATTTTTTAGAAGATTTCTTAATGTTTTCGCTACTCCCTCTCGCCAATGTTTTCGCCAAGTAGGGGTAAATACTGGTTTTACTTTGAAATCACCACGAATACGGATTTCTTTTGCAATAGTTTTCCTTTTGGATAGCTTTATTGTCTTTCGTATACTGGTCATTGTTAATCGAATTTTAGGTCGAACAAATTATCTCTATCTACAGGATGAGCATCGACTATGCTCCATATACCTTCTTCGTTAGGAGCGATGGTAACGCCAGCATTCTCTCGGGTAGTGAAAGCGCGACCGTGTTCGTCCCAAACTATTCCTTTGTCGCCTTGGTGTGCAATGACTTGGTGAACATCGGAATGTCTCAATTTCATCTCATCAATAACGATGTCTGCATTTAATGCAGCAATAGCTGTTTCAAAGTCTTTTGTCTTCATAAGTTTGTTGTTTTAGATTCACATTCTTTCTTGAGGGTGTACTGAACGTACTTTTTCAGTTTAAGGCAATACAACCCATTGATACAATTGCGATGGAACTCGCAATTTCGGCAGTCGTTAGACATTTGGCCACAGCTCCTTTTCGGGAATATTCAGATACTCTGAGATAACCTTTCTTTTCAAAGCATCAGGAACAAAGTCCCCTCGAAGCCATCTGTAGACCGTACTCTCATTCACACGACACAGTTTTGTTAAATCCATAATCACCTCATTCCTCTGATTTGGCAGCGATTTAATGTACTCTGTAAATTTCATTTCTAATCTTTTTAAATGTTTTCATTGCCACATCAATAATTTTAGTTATTTTCGTAGCGCAAAAATTCTTTCGTAGCGCAAAGTTGCAACTTTTATTTGATATAAACAAATAAATGGGTGATTATTTCTCCTATTTTTAATAATTGACAAAAAATGGCAGAAGGAACTATTACAGACAGAATCGTAAAGATTATGGAAAAAGAGGGGCATACGGTTAGTACGTTCGCTCGGAAGCTGGGAATATCCTGGACTTCCGCAAATAATATTGTATCAGGGCGAAATGCACCAAATTATGAAACGATAGTAAAGATAATCGAGAGTTTCGATAATATAGATGCTAACTGGCTGGTTATGGGACAGAAAGGAGCAAAAGGGACTGATGCAGAAAAGCTGTATTCTATTATATCAACCCAACAAAAAACCATTGAAAACCAGCAAAAAACGATTGACCGGCTTACGGCAAAACTTGTCGAAAACATACCTGAAGAGTCTGGTAAAAAAGTGGCAGATGCCGTATAATTAAGATGTATCCTGAAGGCTTCAAAGAGTGATTTTACGGTGTAATTATCAAAAAATACAAGTGAGAATATCACTCAAATGTTTGAAGCACAAAGTAGTATGAAACCGATACTGTCGGTGGAAAGTCGGCGATATATAGCTAATAATATTAAATTGCCCCATTGAATATCAGCAAGTTAAAGTTACACTTAATGTAACCAAAAATCTGGTCATCCCGACAGAACAAATGCAAAGGGGTTGATTATCAACCCCTTCTGCTTTGTCGGAGGTAAAGAAGTCGGCGAAAAGTCGGCGAAGTTTTACTCATATTACAAAATATTGTTCAATAGGGCATTTCACTCAAAATTTAGAAATGCCAAAAAAAAATTTTTCTTCAAAAAGTAGACAAGAGGTTATGAATGAGATTATCGGATGGAAGACGCCGAGATTTCATCAGGCCTCTGAATGCTACGTTTCCCTTTCTGCTTTCGACCCGGAGAGAGGTAAGTTTCATACAAAGAAGTTTATGCTCGGGCATATTAAAGGGAAACGTAACCAGCGTCAGTATGGGGAGGCTCTTGTTAAGAGATTAACAGAGAAATTAGTGCAAGGTTGGAATCCGTGGGTAGAGATGGTGCAGCCTCTTGAATATTCTTCTTTCGATGATGTGTGCAGAAAGTATGAGGATTATCTTTTCAAGCTGATGAAGGAACATAATATGAGAGAAGAGTCCGTGGTATCATATTGTAGTAGGTTAAAAGTGCTGAAGGAATGGAAGGAGAAACAGAAAATCAACCTGTATTATACTTATCAGTTCGATAGCCGGATGGTTGGACAGTTCCTGGATTATGTCTTTGTAGACAGGAATAATACTATGCGCACAAGAAATAACTACCTGTCGTGGCTTAAGACTTTTTGTAAATACCTCCTTGAGCGCGGATATCTTTCTATAGACCCAACAGTTCATTATTCTATAGTGCATCGGAGGGGGCAGCTGAAGAACCGTGATGTCATCCCTGATGATGTATTGACAGATATAAAAGAATGGCTGATTGGGCATAATAAGCATTATCTGTTGGCATGTTACATTTTGCATTATTTATTTGTGCGACCACGAGAGATGAGTTTTCTAAAAGTTGGCGATTTTAGTGTAGCAAAGAAAACGCTTTTTCTGCATGGCGCGAATACAAAAAACCATAATGATGCACAGCTGACAGTTCCTGATCATGTTATTAAATTGATGATAGATTTGCAGATTTTTGATAGTCCTGGACAGTATTATCTCTTTAGTAAGGATTTCAAACCTGGGGCAGAACGCAAATCAGAAAAGTCTTTTAGGGATTATTGGCATCATTATATACGGAAGAACTTAAAATTAACAGACCGATATAAGTTCTACAGTTTGAAAGATACCGGTATAACCAATATGCTGCGTGCCAATACGGATATACTTAGTGTGAGAGACCAGGCACGACATTCGTCAATACTGATAACAGATATATACACTCCTCGGGATATTCAGCAGGCAAATCAACTGCTATTAAATTACAAGGGAGTGCTTTAATTCTATTAAAAGCAGTGCTGTAGGATGAATATTTTTCGTCCTACAGTCCATCTTTCCTACAATTATGAACATACAGAACATCCTCAGAGAACTTAGTAATGAATTAAAAGGGCACAATGCACTAATACAGATACAAGTAGATGGGCAATACGTCATCAAGCATATTGGTGATGTTAACAAATTGGTAGACAACCCCACTCTGATTATATACAAGGAGGATAGCTCTTTCCTCGACTGGATGGAAGGTGAGATTGATAAGGAGACATATACAGCTGGAACGATAGCAAATCATAAGGCTGCGCTGGCGGTGCTAAGACGATTTAAGAAAGATATAACCTTTACTCAGATTGATTACAAGTGCATTTGTGACTTTGAGAACTTCTTAAAAACTGCTGGATATGCGATAAACACCATTGCAAAGTTTATGAAGATATTTCGACGATTTGTAAATCTCGCTATCGACGAGGAATTGATGACAGTCTATCCTTTTCGCAAGTATCACATTAAGACGGAGAATGTTCAGAAGCAATCGCTGACAGAGAGAGAACTGAGGAGGATAGAAGATAAGGAGGAGAAGGAAGAATTGACAGAAGAGGAGAGAAAGGTAGTTAAAGGTTTTCTATTCAGCGTCTATTCAGGTCTTCGCTTCTCTGATATTGTGCAAGTAACTAAGCAGCACGTTAAGAATATCTATCGGAATAAGTGGGTGGTGATGCGTATGCAGAAGACAGACCACGAGGTAAGAATACCTATCTCTAAGATGTTTGGAGGAAAGGCTGCAACAATGATTCAAGAGAACAAGACAACCACTGGCAAGCTGTTTCAGCTGCCTTGTAACGCTCGGTGTAATCTTGTATTAAAGCGTGTACTTAAGAGATTCAATATACACAAACATATAACCTTTCATTGTGCCAGGCATACGTGCGCTACGGTGCTACTGGGTAAGGGTGTGAGTCTTCCGATTATACAACATATATTAGGACATCAGAGCATAAAGACAACGCAGGTATATTCTGCGGTCAAAGATAGTACCATTAATAAGGAGATACGAAGGGCTTTTAGGTAAGGGTTCTATCGGGACTATTCATATACCTACTTCCAAAAAATTTAATGAACTTAAATATTTTAAGAGTTGGTCACCAGCTGCATGGGTAACAGATGATATAGTGTATTTTGATGACTGTATAGGAGAGGTGACGATACCAAGACATATCGAGCAGGTTGGTACAGGATGGAAAATTGTTATTAATTCAACAAAACCACCACATAAAAGTGATATTGTCATTCGTTTTCTTGGTGAGTTAAAAAATGTGGGGTATTGGAGCATAAGCGATAATAAAAATTATCAAGGAGAATACTTCTCATTACTTCTCCCCAATACTCCTATACCACCAATTTTCAATGCTCGCTGGGTAGGAGAAACCTATAGGGCATGTAAGGTTATCTATGTGCCAGATGATAGCGTTGCAGCTTATAAAGCTGCCAAAATACCAGATGTTAAGGAGATTCTGCCAATTAGTGAGTACAATCCTTAATACTCACTCATAAACTTATTTTCTGTAATTTGTTTTAAGTGCACTTAGGGGATATATTTTTTTATTGTAAAATAAATCTTCAGCCTTATACACTCTGACCAGGTGATCTGGCACGTAAATATCTGTAAATGCATTTTCACCCCTTAGATTCTCAACTTTAACTTCTGAACGTAATATTAGGATTCGCTTGGATGATTGCATATTTCGTAGCGACCAATCGGCATTTCCTTTCTTTGAATACGTAGTAGGGTAATCTACATATTCAACGCAGGTACACCCATAAAAATCACATTCTATTGTGCCTTCCGGCAAAACTATTTTTCTCACTTTTGTATCTGAAAATGATGCTGTACGCAACTTATTAAAGTACTGTGCTTCTACAAAAATAAAAGGTTGTGATAAGTGTAGTAAAGGGTTCATAACATAATTAGTCCCGATAGGATTAAACCAGTGGTCGAATGCTGTTTTAATTCTATCGGGACTAATAGATTTCAAGGCTTAGATAGAAAGAATGGTATATTAGACCTATCTATCTTTAAAAATCTAACATTTATTAACAGTGGAGATTTACGTTATATAGTGCACCTTAATAAGTTAATATGCCCACCATCTGTTACAATATATGATACTTGTTTCTATGGATCAACGATTGATACTATTATCGTTGAAAATATGGAGCAGCAGACTTCCTTATTATGGGGTCTCACTTTTAAAAATTTTATCATCAAAAGTAAAAATCCCCCTAAACAAGGAGCGAGGGCTTCGTATGGTTGGAGCGACAAAAAAGGCTCAAGAATCTTTGTTCCAGACGAAAGTGTTTATCTATACAAGGCAAGTGCTTCATTCTCAGACATAGCAGAATATATCTATCCGCTTAGCGAGTATCAAGGATGATACTCACTTAGAGGGCGAATTAATTTTGCTAACCAAAAGCTACTATACTCTTGCTTATATTGTGTGATACTTGAATCTGGAACATATATATACTTTAAATTCTCATTTAGACCATGAATAGAGGAATCATTAATTTTAGGAGGAGTTTTTGGTAAAAGAATAATAGTTGTAAGCTTCTTATTCCTTATTATAGATTCTCCCAATATTTCCCTTACATTAGCTGGTATAGTAATCTCTTTTAATCCCGTATTGTGAAGCGCTTGATAAGATAATGTTACAAGAGAATCTGGGAGTTCTATCGTTTCTAAACTTGTACAATTTGAAAAGGAAATATAATATGGAAGTACAGCTCCTAACACTTTAAGTCCTGTAAATAATTTGAAACCTCTAAAACTTGTTATCTGTTTATTCCCTGCAAACATAGTCCCGATAGAACTAACAGCATCTGCTTCCTGCAGACTTAGCTCTCCATCACCGTCTTTATCCCAATTCTCTATGCAGATACGCTTCACCTCAGGGTCTTCGAAGCGAATCCACCACTTAGCAATGTTTAGCTTGAGCTTAGGATAGTGCGTCATCAGCGCATCGTAGGTATCACGATACGCACCTGTGGTGAGGTTAATTGTACCGTCAAGCACTGGGTATGGGTCGTTGCCGTATTGTCCCTCTGCGTCGATGCCTTGATAAGTACCGTCTACAAGCTGGGATAGTTTATCAAAGGTCCTTCCATCCGTGAAGGTCTCGTTGAAGCCGACACAGCGCACGTAACGCAGGGAGTGAGGAACTTGTCCTACCTGCGCATCCATGATGTCGATGAGTT